GATCGACTTCCAAGGCGTCTACGACGACGAAGCAGACGCGGCGATTCCAAGTTCGATCAACTACGTCAACACGCTACCGCTTCGCGTTGCAGGCGGTGCAACGTCTTGGGCGTCGACGAACATTTGCCTTGAATCGGCAACGATCGATCTAGGCAACGTGATTACCGCCCGGGAATGCTCAACCTCGGCGGCAGGGGTCGATAGCTTTGTTGTCACGGATCGCAATCCGCGAATTACTGGCAATCCTGAATCCAAGTTGATTGCCACTCAAAACCGATACAGCCAATTCCGCGACGGGACAGAGGCTAGCCTTTCGTTTACTATCGCGGGACCAACAACCTCAACGCTTGTATTTACAATGCCCAAGGCCCAACTAGTAGCCAAGCCAATGGGCGAGCGAAACGGTATTATGACCGATCAACTCGAATGGCAAGCAAACAAGAACGTAGACGCTTCGGACCAAGAATTTTCAATCGCTTTCAACCATGCAGCCTAGTACATTTGCAGACAAAATCGACGGGTGTGATATCGAGTTTACCTTGAATCGCTTAAAGTTCCGAAAGACCGAGCAGGTCTTGGGGCTTATCAGCGATTTCAGGGAATCGACCGAACCAAAAAAACAGATGGCAGCGATTCGCGAAGCCGTCTCGATTTGCTTGGCCGGTTGGAGTCTCGACAGGCCCATAAGCGATTGGGACGAAGAAATCGAAGTTGCCGACGCGGTGAAGCTTGTCAGTTGTTGCCTGCGCGGCAACTCGGCTAGCGAAGGTGATAAAAAAAAATAAGGACAGCCGCATTCATCCGATGCGGCGAACTATGCAAGTCTTGCACTCGAAATCAATGCAACAACAAGCCAAGCAACGACCTCCCGTTGATGCTAGCCTGTCCAGGTTGCGACGAATCTGGGTGCGATGCTTGCGATGGTCGAGGTTATTTTGAGATTGTCGATTGCCCAAAGGATTACGTAGGGCATCGAGTCAGTACAGCGGCTAACCTTGCGGCTTGGGTCTCGAAAGGGGTCTTGCCAGAGGCAGGCGGGATTTACGATCAAGACGCTTGGTTTGTTTCGGTGCAAAATGCACTCGAAGCAGACGTAAACCGAATCGAAGAACAAAGGCGGAAAAATGGCTGACGTGGAAGTGACACTTGGAGCAAAAAACGAAGCTTCGGCGGTGTTGCGTCAGTTCTCGACCGAAGTGACGCAAACGGCTCAGCAAGTCGAATTTTCGATCCGTGGCCTAGCTCAATTGGCAGGCGTGACGGCAGCGGTGATTGGAATCGTCGAAGCGGGGCGGGCCATTGTGGGCTTTGCATCGTCTTCGGTCGCAGCGTTCGATGACCTTAACCGCTCATCGATCAAACTTGCCGAGACTGTCGCTCTAATCCCAGGGGCAGGCAAGGCGGCATCGGATGAAATGGTCAAGGTTGCCAATAGCCTTGAGCGACTGACCAACGTCGATTCGGGACGCATTCAAGACCAAATGGCTCAAGCATTGCGGCGCGGCGAAACCACTGAGCAAGTAGACGACTTAGCGAAAGCGGCTTTAGGTTTATCGCGAGTATTCGATCGAGACCTATCCTCTGGCATGAGAATGGCCGAAGACGCGGTTAAAGGGAACTTTGCAGCGTTCGAGGGGCTTATCCCAAACATCAACGAACTAGCCACAGCAGAAGAACGGCTTGCGGCGGTCAGTGAACTGGCTACCAAGGGGCTGTTGAATAAGGCTGAGTCGGCAAAGCACGCAACCGAAGCAAGTGACGCGCTAAAGGTGGCGGCGCACAATCTTTACGAGGCTTTCGGGGCTTTGCTTGCCCCGGTTCGAGATGTTGTCTATCGAGGCTTTGCGGTGGCCTTCGAGTTTATTCAAGCCTCAATGATTCCGGCGATGGATGATTTTGCTCAGCATGGCAGAGACCTAGCAAACGCGATGCAAGATGTTGGCAAAACGATTGCCGAAGCTTTCGTTACTGGATTTACGGCGGCAGAGATCGCGGTGTTCAGGTTCGAGGATGTGCTTGAGGTGATTTCGGCATCGGTACTGCTTTCGGCGAACAAGATTTACAACGATGTAGTGTTTGTGTTCGACGGCTTGCTGGCTAGGGCGAATTGGTTTGTTGACGCATACGCAAAGCTCCTATCAGGGCGGTTTACCTTCGAGGATGTCCTAAAGGAAATGCCAGCCTTTGGCGAAAGGGTAGTAACCGAAACCGAAAAGAGCTTGCAAGCCATTCTTGACGAGGCGGTCGGCAGCCTTGCCGAAGATTTCGACTCGAAGATCCGAGAGCGGCTAGCGGCATTGCAAGACGCGATGAAACTAGAGATCGGCATCGATTTAAAGCCAAGAGCGGGGGCGGCTAGTGCGTTGCAAGACCAGATCCGATCGCTAACAGCGTTTGAATCGCGGGTGCTTGTGCGGGGCCAGACGGATAGCCCAATCGATAAGCTAGTCAAAAACACGGCAGAGGCTAGCAAGTTGCTTTCGAGCATTGACGGGACGCTAAAGAGCCCGACGGAATCCCCGAAAGAACAGTTCCAGCTCCAGGAGATCCGCTAGATGCTCAACGATAAAATCTACAGCGTTGATCTTATGTGGAGCGGGCTAGGCGGCGATATCTCCATTACCGACAACTTCCGGCGGGCTGATGCGCGATTGCAAAAGGTATATCAAGTATTCACAACCCCCGACGCTTCTTTAAACGACGTTTTGCAAGCCCCCGGAATCCCGGCGGCTGGATCGTCGTTCGGCAACGGGTTCGATTTTGTATTCGCAGTTCAAGCAAGCCCCAAGAGGCAGAGCCCGGTTTATTGGATCGTCACAGTACCCTATGAGGGCGAAGTATCCTTCGGCTCGGGCGGGCCACAAGGCAACCAAAACAACGGCGTACAAAGCCCATTGCTAGCCCCCGCGATTATTGATTTTGACGACGTTGAAGAGGAGCTAGAAATCGACGAGGATTTCGACGGCAATCCTTTGGTGACAGCCAACGGCGAACCCGTCAACGGCATTCGGCGTAAATTTGCCGATCAAATTGTTACGATCCAAAAAAACATGCTGACTTTCTCTAGCTACGTTCAAGGGCGGTACAGGCATTCGGTCAACTCCGATACATTCCTCACGTGGCCAGCGGGTACGGCGAAAATGCAAAAGCTCCGAGCCAAGGCGGTTGCCTCCCCCGAAACTCCCTTCGGCGGCTACTACCAAGTTACGGCCGTAATTCAGTTCCGCTACCCTTACCGAACCACACCGGAAAAGGCCTGGTATTCGCGATCGCGCCATGAAGGGTACTATAAGCGGGTCGAACTACCAGGGCCTCCCGTCAACGGCGTTCAGCCTACGGCAATCGTCCGAGCAACCAGGGCGGGCGAACCAACAGCCAAGCCGGTGCTACTTGACGAACAAGGATTCCAGCTACCTGACGTAGATCCTCCGGCGCAGCAAACGGCGTTTTGGCAGGAAAAAAAGCTTTACGAACCACTCAGCTACAACGCACTAGGACTATTACCATAAGGCCAAAGAAATGAGCACGATCACAAGCGTCATTCTTCAAATTCCCGATCGATCACTGACCAATAACGACATCGCAGGCAATGCGAATATCGAGCCATCGAAGCTAGGGCAAAAAGTCCTGGCCGAATACGTGGTCCCTGTCGAGGCATTTAAGACATGGGATGCGGTCGCAAGCAATCTGCCCTCAGCGGCAGCTAGCGACGATCTAGGGCTAGTCTCAGGCACTTGGTTGACCAATCCGGCGAGGATCACGGCAGGGGATTGCAAGAACCTAGGGGCCACAACGCGAAGGGCCTATTTTTCGATTCCAATACCGCCGAATTATGACGACGGCGAAACAATTCAAGTCCGAATCCGGGCAGCGATGGAGACTACCCTAGCCTCGACGGCTTGCACGGTCGATTTAGAGGCCGTGGTGGGGTCAAGCGGCACGCCAACAGCGGATTTGGTAACTTCGGCGGCTCAGTCGATGAATAGCCTTACAGCGGCTGATTTCGACTTCATGCTAAACTCGGCCAGCGTGGACCCAGGGCAATTGCTCGAATGCCGACTGTCGATTTCATGCAATGACACCGCGACGGCTACGGCGGTGACTCCGGCGGTCTACAAAGTATCCCTACTCGCAGACACTAGGGGCTAAGCGTGGCTCAAAAGGATATCGGGTACTACAGTCCGACCCTTGCGAAACGGATTAGGGATAATTCGTTCGCATGGGAGCGCGAAAGGGCGGCAAAGCCGATCGAGATTCGGCAATCGACCCCTGACCCGATTTACTTTTACAACGCGTCGACCGAAACGATACCGGCTTATGGCTGCATCCAAAAAGTGGGCATGGAAACCATCGACGGACAGTCGATCATCAAAGTCGATCGGCCAATCGATTACACCGCTTCGGTAATGGGGCCGTTTCTTTTGAATGGGCCAGCGGAGGTGGCGGCAAACGGGCTTGGCACCGCTCAATGGGGGCCAATCTTTCGGGCCAAGAAAGACTCAGCGACCTACTCGACCGGTACGCGGATGGGGCCGGTTGAATCATCGTTCAACCTCTCAAAAGGATGCCTGTTTACGTTCATCGGTGACGATGAGCAATCCGACGACCTGATCAAGGTGATTGCTTGCGAGACGCCATTGCTGGCGGTGGCAGGATCGGGCATCGGTGCGAATAGCAGCGGGACGGTGACAGCCAAGCAACCCGCAAGCGGCAATTGGACAGCGGGGACGATAACCTATACAGCGTGGAATCCGACAGGCGTGGCGATTGCTTCGGCGGCTAGCGTCTTGCTGTTTCCGGTCGATGCTAAGTGGCTTGCAGTGGAGTTGTGCTAATGGGCGGTATAGGTCGATGCTGTTGTACTTGTGAATGCCTACCGATCGAGGACTTGCCAACCGTCACGATTAGCGGCTACACCGGCGGCGGTTGGAGCGGGAGCTGTTGCTATGAACAGACGTTCACGCCGAACAGCACGCCGAGTTGGTCGAAAAGTTGCAGTTCTTTACTTTACGAAGGCTCAGTGCTTCAGGAATGCACAACGCTCCACACAAGGCAAACCAGGGGCAGTTATCGAGGGTTCGAGTATGGGCCTCTCGGCGGCGATTGTAGCGACGTCCCAGAGGACTACTGTTGCGGCGGCAGCTACTCTCCGATAGCAGAAACGCAAAGCACGGCGGCGTATACAGACAACGCTTTTATGGCGGTTTGGCGCAGAGCAAAAAGTATCGTCGTTCGCATAAGCCAGGAAGAGGTTGACTGCGAAGGTGTTGAGGGTCAAACCGGCGGATGCAAGATCGTTATCCGGTCTCGGTTCAATTACGAGTACGAAACGGCGATCTACCAAAACGGATTAACAAGCGGATCCCAAACGGTGACAATGCTCAATACCGACTGCTTCGAGGTTAATCCTTC